TTAACTTTTCTATGAGGCGTTGAGACCCCGTTAAAGTTCCTTTATGCTCACCTAACTCTGCTTGGAGATGATCGTACGATTCTACTCCCTCTATAGTAGAGGACTGTGCCTCTTGTATATTGATTTGTTGCAATGCTTCTTTGAAATGATTATTTTGTGAGATTTTTTTATTTTTTTCGGAGATATTTTCAATTTCTTTCTCCAAAAACCTCAAAGCTTTCTCGTCTTCTTCCGTATCAATTTCTAGATTTAGCATAGGAAGTATGGTAGTATCCTTCAATTTGTTATCTACTAACCATTTTTCTATTGTATCTATCTTTGCTTGTATTCCAGTAATTTCTGAACTAACAAGTCTTGATGCTTCTTTAAAAATATCAAATAATTCTACATAATTTTCAAGATGTAATAAATCTATTAAAAACTTTTTTCTATTTGTATCTGTTGCTGTTAGGAATTGCAGACTTGCATTTGTATTTTGATAGACTAACTGAGAAAAAGTTTTAAAGTCTACACCAATAATATCTTGAATTGTTTTGTAAGTATTTGTTGCTGTATGACTAGAGATGTCTTCACCGTTTTTCTCTAGTTTAACTTTTATATTCGTTTTGCGATTAATATTTACACTATAAATATCTTCGTCTTTTGAAAAAGTTAATACAATTTTATATCCATCATTTATATACCTATTGGGTATATCGGCTTTCTTTATACCTTTTGAATTTTTATTGTAAAGTGCTTCTTCAATAATTAACGGTATGGACGACTTGCCCATACCGTTAGTACCAATTATTTGAGTAACTGCTGTGTCATTAAGAATAAGATCATTATCTTGTCCGTAACTAAAGCAATTATCCCATTGTAGCCGTCTGAGCGTAATCATTATACGTCCCTATTATATCTGGAATTTTATCATTCGAAAGCTCTAGAATATATGTTAGATACTCTACTAATTCGTCTTCTACTGTCATATCTTTATCGAGTACAAGGGTTGCTTCCGTACTACGTCTTACTACTTTTTTATCCAGAAGTTCAGAGTTCTTAACTCCAGCTAAATCTTGGATGTCTCCTTCCAATTCATAAATTGTATGGTCTATATCTGTAGGTATCATTTCATCTGGACTTTCTACTGTCTTTCTTAAAAGCTGTGGGAGATCGAAAGGCTCCCACATCCATGTCCAGTCTACTGGGTTGATAAGAATATACCCTGTTGAAACCTTATTCCTATGAAAAGACGTAGTCATAGGGCTTCCAGGGTATACAATGTTCCTTTGAGTGTTACTATGTGCGTGTAAATCGCCTGCAAAGACGACCGGAAAATCCTCAAACCTATCTAAGTCCACCTCTGGCTTAACATGAGGAGGAATTTCTCCACGGACATGAGTAAATAAAGGCTTACTCGTATCAAACTTTTCGATACTTTCTTTCTTATGAAGATCAGCGTATGGTAGTATTCCAAACCCTAAATCATCATCTATATACGATATATCCACTATATTTATGAGTGGGTTTATATCTCTTGAAGCGGTTTTTAATTGACTAAAAAAGGTCTTATTCTTCTTAGTCGCTTCATGATTACCATCATATATGATAGTTGGTACTTTTACATTGCGAATAAAAGAAAAGTATATTTCAAGCTCTGGTATCGTTGGAATGCGATCAAAAAGGTCACCTCCTATGATATGCATATTGCACTGTTGTTCTAACGAGTGTACCTGCTCAAAAAACTTTTCGTATCTCTTTGTAGCCCAAGCTACTGGGACATTTTTCTGTCCCAGTTTCAAGTGCCAATCCGCTGTAAATAAAATCATGCAATATTAAACTCGGCTTCTAGGGTTTCATCTACCTCAGTAGTACTTGCTTCACGTATTCTGTCAAGCAACTCTTTCTGAGCGTCAGGAGTTGGACGAGGCATTACGTCATCCATAGACTTGAGATCCGCATAAAGTGCTTTGTCGTCTTCACTTAAAGCACTTGGCTTGCACTTAAGAGCCTGTAACTGATACTCTACATTATAAGGCAGAGGTCCAGTCTTAACTTTCTTAAAGCAAACATCCCATCCAGTATCTGGATCTGTAGGATCACCTAAGTCTTCAGCAGCAGTAATAATCTGCTCCCAGAGCTTCTTCTTCAAGTTAACAACTTTTACTTCACCGTTGTCAATACATTGAGTGGCATAGCTCCAGCCACACTTAAGATCAGGGTAGTAGTTACGAACCCAGTCTGTCTCTTTATTATTAAAAGATTCAGTATTGCGATCGAATGAAAGACACTCTAAAGGAATGTTCTTATCGTTCTCACCCTTGATCCAGTATACGTATCGTGCTAATATGTCTCCGCATAGACGCATCTTATTATCGCCATCAGTGTACTGATATGATTTGATTGAAGTCTTTTGTGCAGAACCTTTCTGTTGGTTAAATGATATTGCCATTAATGTTTCTCCGTTGGGGCTTCTTCGTATTTAAAGTGAATCTGGTCACCTATCACACGAAGTAGGCTAAAGTTTTGTAAAAATATAAAAGGATCTACTGGCAAATGCAGTAAATCAAGCGTTGTTTTGCCATATGCTACATAATCTGCATAAGGTCTTAGGCTGGCTACAGCAACATATATACATACATCTTTATAGCCATATTCGTACTCATTATATAAAAGGACATCTGGATGTACAAGAAAAGACTCACCCTTAAAATTTATAGTTGAATAACGATAGATTTTATCGTATTTATTTTTAGGAATCTGATTAAATGCTAACATCTTTAAGACTCTTACCATTTCAATGGCATTGCCTTCGCATGTATCAAAGATTTTTTTCCAATTATAGAATAACATATTATATCAAAAAATGAAGTTCATGTCAAGAACTATTTTTTTAAAGTTCCTTTATGGTATAACCCTGTTTCATATAATATCCAATCCTATTCGAAGCCTGCTTTCTAGCAGTATTCCCTTTCAAATGAATATCTATAACTACAGGATCTTTCTTGCCTTCCTTCTGTCGGATTACTCTTCCAATTAACTGTGTGAGCAGGGGCTCATTGTTAACAGGAGTTCCTAAGATTAGACAACTTAGATCATCAAGAGATATACCTTCTGAAAATATTGCTTGAGTTCCAAAAAGTATATCTTTCTTACCAGCTCGTATCTCATCTAACATAGTTTCTCTATCCTCATGCGCAACTTCGCCGGTAACGCAGATCGCGCTATCACCGACCAACTCAGCGCAATACTGAAGAAAGTATACTCGATCACTTACTACTAAAACTTTGTGACCTCTCTTTGCGTAGGCTGCAGCAATCATTGCTACAGTATGACGATATTCTTCATCATTTGCCAAAGCAGTAACTCTGTTCGCCCACGGTATTCTTGCCCCATCCATAAATCTTATCTCTGAACGATGGATTCTTATCGAAGGAGTCATATAGTTCTCCTTCGGGGGTTTAATTACTTTATTTCCAAAGTAATCTCGAAATACTACATGTTTGCCATCCTTTCTTTCAATTGTTCCTGAAAGCCCAAGCTTATAGCGGCAGTAGTTTGTGTCGATAACTTTGGAAAAAGTTGGACTACTTACATGGTGCATTTCGTCCAGTATAATTGTTCCAAATTCTTTTCTAACTTTGGGAATGTTACGGTATAAAGTCTGTGTATTCCCAATTACAATAGGAGCATCAATTTCAAACTTTCCGCTCCCTATGATTCCAGGCGTGATACCAAAGACTTTCTCTACTTCTTTTGCCCACTGGTTTCGTAGCGGTACTGTGTGGACAATAACCAATGTTTTCTGTCCAAGCTTTCCTGCTATCGCCAACCCCGTAAAAGTCTTTCCCCAACTGACCCAAGCGTTTATTATACAATTGTCTTCTACCTCATCATAAGCGTCTTTCTGACTCGGGCGTAAATCAAACTTAAAGTCAGGAAAGTCTGCTGGTATCTCAATACGCTTATCAACTACTTCGTAATCATTTGGTATCAAATCCGTTCTTCCGATTGGAATACTCACCAAGTTATCTCGAACTCGTGCCATATTCTTTATGACGATAGGCGGATCATTTGGATTGTGCGAAGGCACAGTATATGTCAGTTCTTTACTTAAAACTTCCTTATACTGGTGTGTTACTTCAAGATAAATCCTGTTACTAACAACTGCCTTCAATCTAGCTCTCCTCCACAATGGGGGCAAGTATTCTCACGTTTTGCTTCATCAATTACTGTTTGAAGTCTTTTTATATCTCTAATCCAAGACTTTAATGTTTCTCTACGTCTCTCCGACTTAGTTTTCTCTAACTCGAGTTTAATAGATTTTCTTAGTTTGTCTATTCGTACTTTAAATACAGAAATAAATGCTTGTGTTTTCACTTGCGTCTACTTACTGCAAAGAAAAACAAAACTACTAAAGCTATGGTAGTACCTATCACTACCATCCCTGCGATTGGCATCTCATACATAATATTCTCCTAAGCTGTGATTCTTATATCGTAACTGGCTTCTTCTTCATTCCACCAAGAAGGTTTGTCTCTGTGTTTCCACGAGGCGAATGTAGCTTTATCTTTATGATAAAATCTACGATATGCTGTCACTCCGTCTGAACCTTTGAGTTCATCTGGCATAGCTTGTGCAAATGGTGTAAGTTTATCCCGAGGTAGGGAGACTGGCTCGGGTAACTTAAGTATAACATTGCACACTGATTTGTGGTCTTTGCCATATCTGTATCGGTACTCTTCGTTGAGTGCAATAGCATAGCAGACCAACCACTCATAGTTATCCAGAGTAGTACGTGCCCAAATAGTACAAGGGTGATTGTGCATAGTTGGTAGGTATGGAAAGTCTCTCGGCTCATTTGTCTTTTTCTCTCTGAGAAGTGCTAACTCTTCTTTTGTTAGCTTTCTAGGTGCAAAGCCAATGTATTTGTCAATCCACATTGTAGTACATATCATTTGTGCAGCTTCTAGAGGCATCTTGACAATATGTTTGTCAACATGATACTCTGCACATTTGTCGTGATTTTCGTCAAGTATAAAAATATTCATAGTGTATATTATACCTAAAAATGGGTTTTATGTCAAGAAGTATTTAGACTTTTCGTCTAGTATCTTTTACTTTTTCTTTAGAATACTCATACAGCATCCAAGGCAATCCATACAAATGTAGTAGTCCTGCCCAAAGCATATCTGAGTGTGGAGGTCTTGGAATTGTGAAAGGTGCTTTGACCCCGTTCAGATGTAGAACTGATGCAACTATTTTCTGCTCTACTTTACGAATACTATAGTATTTTAACTTACACCATATAGTTTTTTCATAAATGAAAGGATTACCTGCAGTATCTATATAGGTATTTCCATTTTGCTTTATCATACCTAAGTGACTATCTACAGACTTTTTTAACGGCATTAAATCCATATGACTTTGCATACGTCTTATACCAATAGTTGCTCCATGCATATTACAATCGTCTACTATTTTATCATCTACAAATAGCAGTCCATCTTCTCGATGCCAGTTACTACTGGGAATCTTGAAGGCTGGAAATGTTACGCGTGGAACGTCCTTGTACGTAATGATCAATGAGTTCTCCTCTAAAATAAATTTTAATATCAGTATTACCTTGTCCTTCTAATATTTTTGCATAGGTATAAGGTCCAACACTGTGCATATCTGCATATATTGAAGTGCCTTCTAAATTTGTCCAACTCACACTATATTTACTTATCCTATCCATTGTAGCACATCTATAGCTATTTCGAGAAGATGTAATACTATCTCGAAAGTTATTAACATAATTAATATTTTCCATTTGTCAACCACTTATTACTCCTAAATTAAAACTAACTCCACATCCACAGGCATCCTGTGCATTTGGATTCGTAATTGTAATTGCATCGCCACCCAAACTAGAATTGTAATCAATCACACTTCCAGCAACAGCGAACTCTGCATTTTCTTCAACTATTACTAAGTCTGCAACGACTCGACCATTATGATCTTCGTCTGCATAGTCCCAAACATATTCAAATCCAGCGCAACCACTTGGTTTTAAACTAAGACCTGCATACTTGTGACCTTTCTTCTTTAGTTGTTCTTTAAGATACTTCTTCGCATTGGCAGTTATAGTCAACATTTTTTCCCTCATAATCGCTTATAGCGGCTTTTATAGCATCTTCGGCAAGAACACTACAATGTATTTTTACTGGGGGTAGGCTAAGTTCTGTAGCAAGCTCGGTATTCTTGATCTTACGAGCGTCTTCAAGTGTCTTTCCCTTAACCCACTCGGTAAGCAAAGAACTCGATGCAATTGCCGATCCACATCCGTAAGTTTTAAACTTAGCGTCTTCAATGACTCCTTCCTCAGTGACTTTAATTTGTAGTCGCATAACGTCACCACAAGCAGGTGCTCCAACCATACCTGTGCCCACGGATCTAGCGCTTTCATCAAATCTTCCAACGTTTCTTGGTCTTTCATAATGATCTAATACCTTCTCAGAGTAAGCCATATTGTTTCTCGAATTTGCCCATTGAATAGTCATCTCCTATTTCAAAGTCACATCCAACCGGGGCTCCAGGGATCTTTATCCCTCTGTCTAATTGTATAAAATGTTGTAAAAACTCACAGTATTCTTGCTCTTCATCATTAGGTACTTCGGCAAGAATAGAGTCATGTACTAATGCAAATATACGAGACTTCATTTTGTTTACTCGTATATACTCACCCATATCTATAGCTCCAAGTAAGTTAATGTCAGAAGCAGCAGACTGCACCAGAAAATTAAGACCACTCCTAATGGAATGACTTTTGATTCCAGCGTCAGATGATTTAACGTTAGGGAGTCTCCTTTTTCTTCCAAAGAAACTGTATATAAATCCATTTTGCTCAATAAACCGTTGACTAGCGTCAATCCACTTCCTAAGCATATGAAAAGAAGTAAAGTAATCATCAATAACCTCCTTGGCCTCATTCTGGCTAAAGTATGTGCCAGAATCTTTTGTAACTTGTTCACTAATTTTTTTCGGCCCTGCACCGTACATGATACCGAAGGTTACAGCTTTGGCAGCCTGTCTTTTATCTTTGTATAACATATCCACATCTTCAACAGGACAGGGTAGTCTAAATACTGTTTTCGCAATACTACTATGAAAGTTACCACCAGAACGAAATACTTCCATGAGTGCTTCATCCTTTGCTAATATTGCAGCAACATATACTTCTGCAGTAGTTAAAT